TACAAGTGCTCTTGACGCTGGTGATTTATTCTTTAATACTAGCACAAGTAAACTTCTCGTATATAATGCAACTAATAGTGCATGGGAAGAAGCCCAAAGTATAGGTAACTTTTTTATATCTACACTTAGCCCAGCTTTTGATGGATCTACACAAGACTTTACTATTACTAACGCACCTTCTAATGCAGAACAAATATTGTTAAGTATTAATGGTGTTGTGCAGAAACCTAATGCTGGTACATCAACACCATCAGAAGGATTTGCTTTATCTGGTAGTACAGTTAAGTTAGCAGCAGCACCAGCTTCTGGAGCAGGCTACTTTGCTGTTGTTATAGGTAGTGCTGTAAATATAGGTACACCAAGCGACGGTACAGTTACAGCTGCTAAGATTGCATCTGGTGCAGTAGAAACAGCCAAGATTGCGGACGACGCAGTTGACGGTACAAAGCTTGCTAACACGTCTGTAACTGCTGGTAGCTATGGTTCAGCTACAGCTATTCCAGCGATTACTGTAGACGCTCAGGGACGTATTACAGCAGCATCAACAAATAGCGTAACAAGTACAACAATAAATAACAACGCAGACAACAGAGTCATTACTGGTTCTGGTACTGCTGATACTTTAAATGCAGAATCAGGTGTAATTATAGATTCTAATGGAAGACTAGGTATTAATAATTCAAGTCCCGGCAGAAAACTCGAAGTTACAAATGATGCTGATTATGCAGCTAAGTTTAGTGGTGTATCTGGTGGTGGTCCATCTATAGAAATAGGACAAGTAGCTTCAAGCGGCTCTGCTGGATTTAACGCAACTGGCGGATCAATGTTATTTGATATAGCTGGTGCTGAGAAAATGCGTCTAGACACGTCTGGACGGCTACAAATAGGCACAACTGCTGGTTGGGGAAGCAACGCTAAACTTCACGTAAGCGATACTTCAAGCAACTGTTTTGTTGTTATTAGTGCTGCTGATGATGGTAATTCTGTTCTTGCTTTTTCAGATACAGCTGCCACAACAAGAGGATCACTTGATTATGACCATGATGGAGATTTCTTAGGAATAAAAACAGCAGGCAGTGAACGAGCACGTTATGATAACGCTGGCAATTTACTTATAGGTAAAACCACTACAGCTACTAACTCTGATGGTATTCGTTTAGATGGTAGTGGATTAATAGCATCATCTAGATCATCCACAAGTACAAACGGTGGAACTTCCAGTGGCGGATGTCTTGTTTTATGTAACAGTAGCAATACTGATAATAACTTTTCAAATATTGGTTTTTACAAATCAGACGGACTTGTAACTTCACAGATTAATGGTGTTAATGTAAGTCAGTCTAGTCGTCACGGTGCTCTTAGTTTCTTAACTCATGACGGATCAGTATTGTCTGAAAAGATGAACATAGATCAGAATGGTGATGTAGTTATTGGAGCTTCCTCTTGGTCATATAAAAAAGCATTAAATGTTCAAGGTTCTACTGGTGCGATTCTTTCTTTAGCTAACTATGATACCACCACATACGCAGCAGATACTCATACAGGTATAGAATTACGTGTTAATACTGGTGACACTGGAAATCAAAATGGTTCTTGTGAAATTAGAGCATTTAAAGAAAACGGAACAAATGGGAATAATGCAAGAGGATTAGGTTTTTATACAGCTGGCAACGGTAGTAGTCCAGCAGAAAGATTAAGAATACATCCGGGAGGAGAAGTTACAATTCCAGCCGGTGTAACTCTTGGTACAGCAATAACAGCTAATACCGCAGCAAACACTCTTGATGATTATGAAGAAGGAACTTTTAGTGCACATGGACATGACTCAGGCGGAACTAATTTTAGTACTGGTCTTACTGGGAAATATACAAAAATAGGAAATAGAGTTCATATATCAATATTTTTCTTTGCTTATGGAGGCACATCTAACAAAACTATGGGTTATTTTACTAATTTACCTTTTGCAGGTGTTAGTGAACCTCATGCAACAGGTGTTATTGTTAGAACTTCTGGTGGTAATAATGTAAATATTGAACATGAAGAATCTTGTTACCTTTCCCAAGGCGGTACACAAATAAGAATGAAAGGTAATTATGGCACAGGTAGCAGTAAAAATAATACCTTGAGCTTAACCTATTTGACAACAGCATAACTATGGCATTAACACAAATAACAGAAAAAGGCATTAAGGATGGAGAAATTCTTAATGCCGATATAAACGCAAGTGCAGCAATAGCTAGAACAAAACTTGCAAACGTAGATCTTGTCGATGACACATCACCACAGCTAGGCGGTGACTTAGATACTAACAGCCAGAATATAGCGGTCACAGCTGGTAATAATATTACTATGGGTGATAACAGTCGCCTTAGACTTGGTGCTTCAAATGATTTAGACATTTATCACGATGGTACGGATTCCATACTTAAAAATAGCACCGGTAAATTTGAGATACAGTCTGACCAATTTAGAATTAGAAATGCAGCTGATAGTAAGATATTATTGAGTGCTGACAATAACGCTAACGTATATCTATACTATAATAATAGTGAAAAGTTAAAGACTGAAAACACTGGAGTTGCAGTTACGGGACAAATTACTCAAACAAGTGCTGCTGCTCAAAATTCACATAAATATGGTTCTGCTAATCCGTTTTTCTATGGGCAATATAATGATGGTGGTGATGCTTCTATAAATAATCAAGCAAATGCAATTATATCGTTTGCTACTAATAATACAGAACGTATGCGTATAACTGAGGATGGAAACATTGGAATCGGGACAACAAGTCCAGATGGAGCACTTTCAGTTTATGATACTACTGATACATATTTGTATTTGCAGAATAATACTACAGGTACAGCAGCGGGAGATGGGTCAAGAATAGGATTTACTGGTGCTAGTTCTGTTTTAAGAATACAGAATCAAGAAAGTTCGGATATAGCATTTCATACCGCTGGCTCAGAACGTCTGCGTTTAGAGTCGGATGGAAAACTAGCTATTGGAAATACAAGTCCACAACAGCTTTTACACGTTTGGCCTGATGCTGCAAATACTACAAGTTCTTATGTTAGAGTTACTGCTGGTGATAGAGGTAGTGGTACCGGTCTAGATCTTGGACACGATTCATCAGGAAATTGTCATGTTAACGCTGTATCAAACGCACATTTAATCTTTAGTTCAAATAATACTGAACGCATGCGTATTCTTAATGGTGGAGGCTTAACCTTTAATGGAGATACTTCATCAGATAACGCACTTGACGACTATGAAGAAGGAACATTTACCCCAGCATTTAAAGCTACAGGTGCTAGTAACAACTCAGATACCACTGTACAAGAATCTAGATATATAAAAATAGGAGGCTTAGTATTTGTCACTATGTTTATTGATATGAACGCACATGGCAATAGCACAGGTGGTAGTGCAAATATAACAGGGTTACCTTTTACAGCTTCTGGTAGGCATTATCCAGTAACAATTGGATACTGGAATAATTTATTACAAAACCAAACTATATTTACTGGCACAGTACAGCCGTCAAGCAGTTTAATTTTACTAAGACATTGCACAGGTGCGTGTTCTGGTGTAAGTGGCTTGGATTATAGTAATGCAATAGGCACAAGTACTGAAATGATAGTTTCAGCAGTTTATTCTGCTGTTTAGACCGAGCTACGTCTATAAACTAAGCCTAAACCTGTTTTAATCGGAGATTAATCCTAATGGCATTAGCCGAATC